GGGTCGCCTTCCATCTCGGCGACCAGCTCGGGGATCGCGCGGAGCTTTGCGACCAAGGCATCGACCAGCTCGGCCGGATTGATCATGACTGTCGGCCTCCGAGGAAGCGCTCGACGACCAACCGTGGCGTGATCTCACGCAGGAGGCGGCGGGCGGCCTCGAGGACCGCAGCGCGATTGCGCGGCGAGAAAACGAGCCACGGTTCACGACGCATGTTGGCCAGGCCCTTGATGCGCTCCTTGCGGGAGGTGAGGGCCGCTTTGGCTGCACGTTCGCTCACCGTGCGCACCGAGAGATTGCTGAGCATGCTGCCAGTGAGCGAGAGGTCGCGCACGGCGCGCCGCCTCAACCGCCTCGCCTTATAGATCGCGTAGCGTTTCGTAAGTGGTTTGGCCGGCGCATCGGTCGGCCCCAAGCCGGCGGCCAGCCGGTTCTTCACCGCCGCCAACCCGACGGTGCCCAGCTTGAACATCTGAAACTGGCGAAAGTTCAGATGATCCACCCGGAGCTGCTTGCGGAACCAGATGCGAACGCTGGGCACGGATCAAGCCGGTACGGGGCGGGCGGTTGCGGTACCATGTGAGCAATAGGGCTGGTTAACCGTGAAGCGAACGATTCAAGTGCGCATCCTGAGGGGTGAGAAACAGTACGTGGCCGAGTGCCTGGATCTCCCGGTTGTCACCGAAGCCCCTACGCTGGACGAGTTGGCGGCAAACATCCGAGAGGCGATCGCTCTGCATCTTCAAGGTGAGGATCTGGCCGAGCTCGGACTTGTCGACAACCCCACGATCCTCGCCACCCTAGAACTGGAAGCTGCGGCCTGATGCCGAAGCTGCGGACGCTGTCGGGGCAGGATCTGCTCCGCATCTTTGCCGGCTTCGGCGTCGAGCCGGCCTCCCAACGGGGGAGTTATATGAAGTTGCGTCGGTTCCTGGCAGGAGGAATCCGACAAACGCTCACAATCGTCCTTCATAATGAGGTAGACAAAGGAACGCTGCGCGCGATTTTTCGGCAGGCGCTCCGCTACATACCCGAAAGTGAACTCAGGCCCCACTTCTTTGCCGAGGATTGAGCCCACCGGTTATCTTACACCGCCCGGTTGAAATGCAGTACCAGCCGGAGGCCGCCCTAACGAACAGCAACGCGTAGACGTCCGGCGCCGCATCCTCCGGCCGCGCGCCCATCTCCACAATGCCGGCGACCGTGAACGGTTCGGCGGCCGCGGGTGTGTAAGTTACCGGCCGACCGAACGTCGAGAGTACCTGCTCGTTCAACTTGTCGACCAGCGACGCCTAGTCAATCATCTCTCAGGCCTTGGTGGCGCGCACGAGGCATTCGGGTCTCAAGCAGAGTGGCAGCGGGTTGCTTTGCGAGTGCAAGTCGGTCCCCCGCCCAAACTTGCGCGGCTCCTGCTTGGCGCAAAGCGCCAGGCCCAAGGTGTTCGCCGTCTCGTTGAAGTCCGCCGGGGCAAAGTAAGTGCGGAAGGTCGTGGCCGTGCCCAGCGGGAAAAAGTGCGCCTCATCGTCGGCGATGAACTTGCGCACCGTGCCATTGGCATCGGTCGCCTGGCCGCGGTACTCCTCGAACGTTACCCCGCCGAAGGTGAAGCCCGTGCGGTTGTCCGAAAACAGCACCAGGCCCTCGCGCCAGCGCTGGTAGGCTTCCTTGACCTTGGGATGCGTAGTCAGCGCGTCGAAAAAGCCCTGCGAGCACAGGCACATCACCCCGGTCATGAACTCGCCTTTGAGGTTGTCCTCGATGTGCCGGCGGACCTCAAGCACCTTGACGAGCACTTCGGTCGAGGCGGTGGTCAGGGCGAAGTTCACCACCTTGGGCGTGATCTCGAACTCGCTGTAGAGGTCATAGAGGGTCGAGCCATCGGCGTCCAGGATCACACCCTTGAGCGCGCCCATGCGCAGGCGCTCGAGCGTGATGGCGTGCTTGGCGCGCATGGTCTGAAGCTTCTGGGCCATGAGGTTGGCCAAGGCGTCCATCTCGGTCTCCGAGCCGAAGGCCCGGATGCCCTGGACCTCCTCGGGCAGCACGACATCGTCATGCGAAATGTGCCGGATGACGAAGCTCCGCACTTTATCACCGGCGCGCATCGATGTCGCCGATAAGCACGCCAGCGATGTCGACGATTGCCATGCCGTCCTGGACCGCATACGGCCGCCGGGCGCCGAACAGGCGCAGAACTTCTTCGCGTCGCATCATGCCTCTTCGCTGTCACCGCCGGCGTCGGTGTCGTAGCTCAGGCCCAGCTCCCGGGCCCGTGCGTTTTCGGCCGCCATCTCGCGATCGATCGCCTCGGCGTCGTAACCTTGCTCAGAGACCACCTCAGCCCGGCTCTTGAAGCCCGCGCGCACGGCCATCACCTGAGCCTTGATGTCCTTCAAGGGATCCACCCAGGCAAAGCCCGGCGGAATCCACTTGGCGTCGTAGTAGGGCGCAAGGTCGCCCTGCTTGGGCAGCGTGCCACTCAGCAAGGCCGCCTCGATCCACCGTTGCCACACCGGGCGGCAGAACTGGTGGACGATCACCTGATGCTGGAACTGCTCGCAGCGGCGGCGGAACTCGAGCAGCCCGGCGCGGATCGAAGAGTAGTTGACGCCGGTCAGATCTCCGGTCAACTGCTCGTAGGTGATCCCCATGCCGGCCGCGATCGAGCGCAGTTGCACGCGCATGAAGGTCTCGTAGCTGGCGCCCACATCGGCCGGCGTCGAGAACTTGATGTCCTCGCCGGGCAGCAGCACTTGAAGCGTGCCCGGCTCGAGACCCGCCAGTGCGGCGCCGGTTGAATGCGTCGCCGTCTCACCCAGCATCTGGTCCTCGGGGGCGTTCTTCAAAACGAAGCCGGCAAACATGGCGGCGGTCTTTTTGCGCACCAGCTCGGCATCGTCGTACTGGTCGAGCTCGTAGAGCTTCACCAGCACTTGCGTGAGCCACGGCTGGCCGCGCAACTGGCCGGGCCGAATGGGCCGGAAGTGGAGCGCATCGAAAGGATGCTCGCGATAGAGCCAGTAAGCCACGCGCCGCAGCTTCTGAGTCCGCTCCTTGATCCGCGCATCCGGATGCAGCGACTGCGGCTTGATGCCGGTGCCGATGACGTCGCCGATGAAAGCATCCAGGGCATTGGCCGCCCAGGGATTGCGGCGCACCATGTGGCGCGAGCGCGCTCGCAGCGTGTCCAGATTCCGGAAGACGAGCGTGTTGATGTCACTCGTCGCCGGCAGCCACCCGGTGGTGCGGCGCATCGCGGCCGCGGCCTCGTAATCGGCCGCCGCGCGCCGCCGGGGGAAGATCGCCGCCTGGAGTCGCTTCCAGAAACCTACGTGTCAGAACCCCTTCTTAGTCGAAACGCGAATCTGCCGGACCGTGGGCTTGCCGTTGATTTTAGCCAGTTGTGACCCTCTCACAGGCTTCGCACCCCGGACTCGAGCCACCGGCTGCGCAAAACCTTGCGCACGCGTGCCGCCGGCTTGTCCTCGCTCGCGGCCGCTGGCCTGAGCGCTGCGATCCGATCGGCCTCGGCGTCCAGCCTCAAGCCCATCGACACCAGCCCGCACAGCGCGGCGTAGGCGTCGATCCGGGCGTCGAGCACCTAGCCCCGCACCCCTTTCTTGCGCCGCCACTCCCTGACCAGCACCCCGCGCGCGTAGCTCGTCACCAACACCTCCGAGAGCAACTGCTCGAGGAATTCCCCACCGCGCCCACAGCACACCAGCTCGAGCTCGGCCCGATCTACTTGGAGGTCTATCCCCGCGGTCAACACGCACACCCCGGCCGGCACGCGCGAGCCGAACGCGTTGCGCCGGTTCAAGATCGCCGCCACCTCGACGCTCGTCTCCGCTTCGTCGTCCCAGAGTTCACCGAGCGCCGTGTTGATGAAGGCACGCAGCGTCTCCGGCCCGCCATGCTTGGCCTCCAAGACCTCGGCCGCCGTCTCCGGCCATTCCTTCCAGGGCGAGTACAACTGGGAAATCCAGAAGCCGGCGATCTTGGACTTCGGGTTGGCCGCCCGCCACTCGCCGCGCGCCAGCATCCACGGCTTGCGATGCGGCGCAATCAGCACGCCACAGTGCGTGCAGCGGTACCGAGCCTCCTCCGGCCGCCCCTCGGGCCACTCCAGGTTCGGCCAGACCAACACCTGGTAAGCGCCACACTCCGGACACGGCACCCAGTAACTCGACTGATTGCTGCGCAACCACCAGCTCTCGATGCGGCTGGCGCCCTTGACCGTCGGCGTTGAGGCCAGCAGGATCTTGCGGTTCCACCAGGTGGCCGACCGCTTGATTGCCAGGCTCACCGGATCGCCTTCGGTGCCAGCGGAGGCCGGATAGCGATCCACCTCATCGAGCAGCACGTAGCGGATCGGGCGCATGGCGAGGCCCGCCGGCGAGTTGGCGCCGGCGATGGTGATACTGCCGCCCTGAAACTGCTTGTGGAGGATGCGGTTGTTTGAGTCGCGCGAGCGCACATCGGCCACTTTGCCCACCAGGCAC